CGAGCCGCGTCAGGATCGCATTGGGCATCAGCGTGGGCATCAAATCAACCCAGACTTGCTGCACCAGTTCCGCCGCCCATCCAGTCACTGTCATCATGGCTGGAGCAGAAGCGGCACGCGTGACGAGTTCGCAGATGAGCTTAGTGGCCTCATCATCGCCATAAATTTCCTGCCTAGTCTTTTGCAGGTCTTGACCACGCGTCCTGGCTACATAAGCGAGCGTGCCGCCACGCACCATCAGATCAAGCAAGTCAAGTTCCTTCTTGCCAACCGTCGAAGTGATCTGCCTGTCGGCACCGCCCTTACCATTGGTCTTGTAAACGGTTGGCAGCTTAGGCTTATGATCACCAGCATCTGACGCGTTGCCAAGATTCTTCTCGGACTCAACAAGCATCAGCCTGGTCTTTTCAAGCTGGGAAATCTCGCTGTTGAGTCTCTGGGTGGTCTCCATGTCAGCATCACTGACGTTGGAGTCGTCCATTTGCGCGACGTGAGCCGTCAGAGCATCTTTTTTCTCCACGATCTGCGCTTGCACATCCGTAATGCGTTGAGCGAGCGACATAACGCCCCTCCTGTATTTACCATTAGTTCTGGCGGACCCGCCGTGAGCCCTGCGCCGCGTGACAATGTCTCGTCTGCCGGTCCCGGCAAAGACAGTGTTCATCGTCTCAGGGGAAATTTGCATAATCTTTGCCACTGCCAGTGCATTTGGATTTGCCGGCACTGACACTAAGGAACACTCAACCAGTTCCTGCTGAAGATAGCGGAATGGCCCAAAGTGTGGGTCAGATTTTTCGTCAATTGGTTCTTTCTTGGAAGGCTGGAAACCAACTGACACGGCACGCAGAATGCCCGCTTCCACCAACTTGCGAATCTCATCGATGCGCGGTGACGTCCTGGCCGGTGCTAATTCAAGCCGCCCCTTCAACTTGCCGTCCTTGATAGCCAGATCATGCCAGCGCCCAACGGGGAAATCAGAACGATGATTGAATAACGCAATCGGATTACGCTTGAAGTTGTCGAGATTCCAGCCAGTGGAGGAAATTACCTCCCCCATGCGGTCAACAGCCTCATCTGATAAAACAAAGTTGGTACCTTCGCCGGTTGGGTCGGAATGGGTGCGAAAAATTGTAACCCCTGGCTTGGCTCTTGCGCTTTTGCTTTCTTGAAAATCATCCCAAGCTGCCTGACAGGCTTCGTTGATGTCATCTTCAGGCATATCTGGATCGTCCTCTGTCATCTCTTCCGCACAGCGATCCATAAAATCATCTTCTTCCTCATCTGGATCAGGATCGGGTGCATCTTGCTTAACTATCATCTTTGCATCTCCGTGTTCTGTCCGCCAATAATTGAAGCAGATTGCCACCGCCTGTTCCTGCGTGCGATCTGCAGGTGCATCTGGCCCATAGACCTCATGCATGCAACGCGCCATAAAGTCAGACTGGCTCTCACCCTTGTGCGGTTTCAACGGCATGATGAACTGCCTCGCATCATGGTCCGACCAGCGATGGATTGGCACGCGCCCAAGTGCTATAAGCATTACTCAACGGCGGAACAGTGAATTGCCCGATGATCTTACGATGCGCACCATTGTTAGTTGCTAGCCAAGTTAAAAGCTGCCCAAGCGTCCCACGCCAAGGGATTGGTGTTGGCACATAAATTGAATTTTCGTCGATCACATGCGCCCATGATGGCGACAGAACTGATCCGGATGCAGGTGGCGTTAAAATTGGATTGCCCATCACAATCGGGATCGGATTGACTGCATTGGCAGGATCAAAGGCCCAGCCGATCAATGGCCACGCACAAGCCGTCACGGTTGCTAGACCAGTCGCGTCGTAGGTCAGGGTGATCAATCCCCCTGCAATGCCACTCATAACAGAAGCGCTGATTGCAGTTTGATTAATCTCAGCCATGATTCACCTTCCCGAAGCTTCAATCCGAATGCTGGGATAAAACGGATTGTCGTGCCAGCGCCAGGAGTGCCACTGCGACAGCAACAATGTGATATTGGGGTGGCCAATGGCGCCAGCCAGATGCACCGCAGCGGTGTCCACCGTCACGATCTCGTCCATCTGCAACATCAATGCCGCAGTGGAAGCGAAATCAATCAGCTCGTGCGTCACCACCCCATTGGCGCCAGCTTCTTCCGCACCTTGCTTCTGCACAGAGTGCAATTCCGCGTCAGGGAACCAGATAGCAATCTGTTGCAGTGGCAGCGGACGCGGAAAATCACCGGAGTGCTCTGTCCGCACTGACCAAGCCACGCCAACGCGCTTGCGCTGAGCAGGTCCCAGCCGCTCGCGCCAATGCGCCTTCCAGTCACCATCAACACGAATGTAAGGTCCAACAGGAACACTGCAAGGCACTATTCTTAGCCAACGTAACAATTGCAGATAAGAAACAAAATAATCACACGAACAGTGCAAATCGACAGCATCACCAAATTGCAGTGCCAGCCATTGCAGTTCTGGCGGCACGCACTGGATGACATGAGCACCATGTCGTCGCAGCGCCTCCACAAACCGCAGCATCATGATGGTGTCGCCGAAGCCATGATCGTGCAACAACAACAACCGTTTGCCTTCCAGCGACTCGCCGCGCCACGGCTGCTTACCCATGGCCAGTGCTGCAGCCATCACTGGACGCTGGAATGGTGGCTCGCGCTCGCAGCGCTCGAACTCTTCAAAGCCTTCCAGCCAACGTCCCAGCGCCAACAGAATCATTGCCCGATTGAAACGTGCGCGCGCGGTCGGCACAATGGCGATGGCTGATTCAATGGCAGCCAGCGCCTCGACATCTTGATTGTTGCGATGCAGTGCTGCTGAAACATTAAAGGAATTAAGATAATCTGTTACAGACACTATCTGGGCGCTGATCTTACGGCGACCAACTGGCTTGTCTGCATGATAGACCATGATTGATTCCGGCACTCCAGCGCTGGATCTCACATCTAGAATTTCACCATCAGCCGTAACCCCGCGCCAACCATCCGGAGTCAACTCGGTGCCCATCACTGGTTGCAAATCGCCATCATCACAAAAACCAGTCCAGGCCGCCGTCATGTCATCACGCCAACTTGAAAAACAGCATCCTGCGCTTGAACCACAGGGCTATTGCGCGTACCTGATCGTAATTTCAAGAACACAGCCTTGGGAAAATCTGTAATGTCTACCACAGTCATTGCATTCAACCGGTCACCCATTGCCAACATAATTTCCGGGCCAAGATGCCCGAACAAATTAAAAAAATTAGTCCCAGTGTCTATCGAAGCTTGAAATGTAACATTGGCCGATGTCCAAACCGCAGGAGTGACAATAAAAAGCTGCAGCGCACCCGAAGCATCAAACGCATCAGACAACGACTGACCCGCCAGAATCGTAGGTGTCTTAATGGTTGTAGGCATTAGCCCGGTTTCCAGTTTGGGGTCAACCAGGCGAAGCCACGTATGTCACGCATCGCCCAAGCCAACGGCCAGCGTACCTTGATGGCCATTGCATCAGTCTGGAACATGGACTTTTCTGTGCCCATAGTGCCTGCCGGACCAGGCGCGGTATCCATCACCAAGGTGCCTGCTGTCACCGTCTCCACGTCTGGCGTGGGTGATGCTGCAGCGACCAGTGCCGCTGGACCAATCACCGCCAGATCATCACCCAAAGCGGTGGTGGCATAAAATGTGGGTGGTGTAACGGTGTCCGTTGGCGGGTCAATGTTGAACCGGAACTGCATCGCCGCAACACGCCCAGGCGAGCCAATCAACAGATAGGGCCCATTGCCCGCGACCGGCGCAATGGCGTTGATCAATGCGGCTATGTCTTCAAATGCCGCTTGCCATAAGTCTGTCGCGGCTGATGGCACCAGCGGCGTGCCACCATTCTTCATACCTGCTGGACGTGCTGCGCTTTCTGGATTAGCATCAAAGAAAACCGTGTCCAAGGCAATCCCGGCTGATTTGATCAGCACATCACTGACTGCAGCCTCAGCGTTGGACGATTCAATCAGCTCGCGCGTCAGCACCGCGATGGTTGCCAGCTTGTGCGGATTGAGCAATGCCACCGTAGAAGCCAGCTGACGCACAGGGATGGGCTGACCCTCTGCAACAAATCCTGCATTGCCTGCGCCAGCCACAAACCCAGGCGCGGAAATCTGTCCGGTACCGTCAAAATTCAACACCAGTCCGCGCCGAATGATCTGGGCAGCAGCGGAGACTGGTCCCAGCGCCTGCAACGCATCCAGCACCACCTTGTGGGCGAGTTCCGCTGCCCAGCCAGCGACACCCACCATGGCCGGTGCACTGGCCGCGCGCGTCAGCTCAATCACATCACGATCCGATGGCCACATTGCCGCCGCAATCTCATAGGGCGACCCATGTGTCACGCCAGCCACTGCGTGCGCCGTGATGAAGCGAATGAAACTGTTGCCTGGTGCACTGTCACGCCGGAACAGTGGCTGGCCGATTGATTGCTTGGCACGAATGTCAATCATTGCCATGATCGTTCCTCATGAATGCTAACCAAGTGTCACGCAAGGTCTGCAATGGCCAGCCTTCTTCAACAAGGCGATCCAACACGCCATTGACCTCGACACTAGAATTGTTATAGTCGTGCCAGATGATGATGCCGCCTGGCCGCAACAGCGCGCGCGCCAAATGACTGTCGTGCGCCACTGCCTGCGCGGAATGGTCGCCGTCAATGAACACTGCATCCACTGGTTCTAGGTCTGCTGCTTCCAGTTGGGCAGAATCAGCCAGCAGCAACTGATAGCGTTTGTCGCCAGCGGCATAATGCCCAGGTGCCATTGGCACCTCGCTGCGCTGACAAGCTAATCGCGGCACGTGCTGCCTAGGTACATCGATGCCAACATAGAGTTCGACTACTGGCAGGGCATCAAGAACAGCACGTGCCGTCTTGCCCAGATTTGTGCCGAACTCAAGCACAACCCTTGGATTGACAGAGGCAATGAGATCAACCACAATGGCCGTTTCCAAAGTGCCAAGATACTGATTGCCAAAAGCGCGAATCTGCTTAGGTTGCGGATAATCAACCTGAATCACTGCCACACCCAACGCGCAGCTTGCTGGCCATTCACCACGCTCATCAAGCGAGCGCACTCCTTGGCGCGCGCCAGATTGACCATGTCTGAAATCCAACCATCACTCGCACGAATGCGCCACACACCTGCCCATTGCAGATCTGGACTGATCTTGAGTCCAGTGCACTTCTTACCAACAAAAAGTTGCCACATCAGTACGGTGCAATCAGGTTGGGCTTGATCTTGACAGTGCCAGTCAGCGGTGTGCCAATGGTGCCATCGCTCAAGGTCACTTGCGCTTCCTGATAATAATTGCCTTCTGTTAAACCTGCAGTGTCAGCAGAAACAATGTTGACAGTGAACGAGCCTGATGCCAAAGTGATCTGCCCTGCAGTGGCAGAACTTTTTGTTATAATTGGCACTGCTGCTGGATCGCTCTTCCAGTTCTTGACAGCCAGTTGCCAAGTGACACTAGCATTGGTCAAGTCAATGGCATTGCCGTTGTCATCCACCACAATAACATTGAGCGCCTTGCTATCACCAGTGAACAACTCCACATATTTGCCGGATGTGGCTTGCATCAACTTCAACCAATCATCGCCATCACATCAAACGGCTTGGCTTGCTCGCCGCGCAGCAATGAGAATGCCATGGCCAATGCCACCAAGCCATCAATGCGGCCGATGGACTTGGCCTTGTCTAGCTTGCGGTTGCCAGCCGGGTCGCGCGTCACCACCGCATTGAAGGCATTCCAGGTCAACACTGGATGCCCACCATGCCGCAACCGGCCTTCCACCACCATGCTCTCCAGCGCCGTCACCGCTGGGGACATGTCCTTGAAGCCTTGGCCATGCGGCGCCAATGGCACTGTGCAGCCAATGTTGTTGAGCTCGCGCTGCAGGTCTGCGATGCGCCAACGGTCAAACGCCAGTGCCTCAATGGTGTAGCGTCCAGTGAGTTCTGCAATCTTGGCAGCGATCACTGCTGGGTCTGTGCTGGCGCCAATGGGTGTAATCAACTCATCTCGCACCCAAACGTCGTAAGGCACTTTGTCTTCTTGCGAGCGCGCGCGGATGTCCCCTGGCAACCAGAAGTGCGGCAACACATGAAACTTGCGCTCGCTGTCTTCATAAATCAAAACCAACGCGGACAAGTCCCGCGTGGCGCCCAGGTCCAGCGCTGCCCAGCAGCTTGCACCAAGCGGAATGTTGGGCGGCTCTGCGCAAGCCGCCCACTCACTGCGCTCAATGAATCTGGTCTCTGCTGCCACCCGTTGATTCAAGATCAAATTGCGGAATGCACTCTCTTGTGTCGGCATGCGCTGTGCTTGCTGCGCCAGCCGCTCCACATCTTCCAGACTGCGGAAATCGTCCAGTGCTGGATTGGCCAGCTTCCAGGTTTCCAGTGACCAAGGGTCAGCTTCCAGCGGCGCACAGTGCAATGTCAGATGAAATGCTGGGTCAACAACATCACCGCTGTTGACCCGCAAGCCATAGTCAATCAATCTCGACATTGGCGCCAGATCATTGGCTGCCTGGGTGGAGATCACCAGCATCAATGGGTTCTTGCGCGCGCCCATGGCTGAATCCATGGCATCATAGAGTGCGCGGTCACCAGTTTGCCCGAGCTCGTCATAGACTACAAACGATGGGCTCAACCCCATCTTGGTGCGCGCGTCCCGGCTCAGCGCCACATACATGCTACCCGTTTCCAAATCCTCGATGGTCTTGTGAATGCGATTGGTCACCAGACGATAAGCCAGCAACGGCTGACGCTCAATCATGGCAGACATTTCCGAATAAATCTTAGCAGCCTGAAAGCGATCGTTGGCGCAGGAGTAAACTTCACCGCGTTCCTCTTGTTCTGGTCCACACAGATGGCACAGCGCCAATGCGGCTGCCAGTTGCGTCTTGCCGTTCTTGCGTGCCATGGACAAAATAGCTGTGCGCACTGGTCGAATGCCAGCGGTGTTCTCCGCGTATATCCTGTTGATGAACTCACGCTGCCATTCCCTCAACACCAGCGTCTTGCCAGTGTCCGTGCCGGAAGTCACCTTCAACGATTCACAAAATGTTATGACTTTGTTTGCTCTGTTGAGACCCGGTTTGTTCCACGGCAGATCATCAACTTCAGCTGGGCGCACACGCCGTGAGCGCCGGTTGATCGGCAAATCGCTGGGGCGTAGTAGTGTGCCTGCCAAAAGGTTTGAACGCTGGCGCTGCAGCTCAACTTGCTGCATTTGACCAATCACTGATGTCTCCAGCTCACGGTCAACCCAATTTTTTCTTCCAGGTTTTGGACCACGCTTCACAAACCACTCCTTTTTGCGTCGCGGCGAGATTTGCCAGATTTAGTCAGTTTTCTCAATCGCAATATTTTTTTGGTG